TTCTCTCTCAGCTTCCCTCTCTGCTTCTGCTTCCGCTAACGCCGAAGCCTTTGCTTCTTCGTCACTCTGCTTTGCCCGAAGCTGTCGTTTGTACTCAGCCGCTTCCTTGCTAGACTTGTCATTTGCGTTCTTGAACCGTTCAACTTCTGCCTTTAACTGTGCAATCTCAGCACTGTAGTCAACTGTAGTCGGTTCGGTGGTCTGTGCGGTTGTATCAACCGTAGTCTTGGTTTCTTCTGCCATAATGTTTACCTCTACTTTCTGCGATTTAAGACTTCTCTGTCTGTAATTTGCGATTAACGACTTCTCTGTCGATATAAAAAACACCCACATTTCTGTGAGTGTAATTAACCATTCAGCATAGGACTATTATCGGTTTGGTCGCTATAATCAGCTTCCAATCTATCCTTCTGCTCTGCTTGTTGCTTGTCAAAAATACCGCTTTGGTACTTTTCGATAAGTTCCTTACTGTCCTCCCAAACTTGGTTGACATCTTCAAATGCGTTCATAGCTCTAAGAGCGTGCAAGCCGTGAATACCATGACTAACCGCAGTTGCAAAGAAATTAACCTTGGTAGTCATTTCGTAGGTCTTTTGGCGTTTAATGTTCGGTTGAACATCAGAAATTCTAATTGCCATAAGTTCAGCATCACCCGAACGCTCAATAGCCTTTAAAACAACTCTTACTTCTTCCATCTTGCAACTTTCGGTGATATTCTGTTGCTTGCAAGCCGCACTCTCGGCAGAACTCCATCCGGTTGCATCAGACATTGCAATTCCAGTAGAACCACCGCTATTGTCATTTCTCTGCGGAACATTGCATTTTTGAAGAATAAGGCTACGCCGTGTAATGATATTGCTTAACATACCGTTGTAGTCATATTCAACTGCTAACGGCTTTACAAACGGTGTCTTGCCATCTGCGCTTGTATATGTCTGCACCCAATCGTTACTCTTCGGCTTTTTAACCTTTTCAACTTCCGTTCCATCTTGGCTCTTAACAATCTCAGTAGGAAAATCAACATCGTTTGTATGCCAAATAGCTTGCGTATTCTGCTCTACATCGTTGGTAAAGTCAGAAATAAGCAAGTTCAAGTTATCCATTTCGGAAATCTGCCGTTCAAAGCAACCCATTCTGTCGTAGCTTCTAAACCACTCAATAATCGGGATTGCGCCAAGCGGATTTCTTTCGCCGCTACGGTCTGCTTCTTCCCAACGGCTTTCTTTCGACTTCTTTCTCTTGTCGCCATTCAAAACATCGTAAACATTCTGAATCTCAAAACGCTTATCCTTGGTAAAACAAGTAAAGTACCGATTTCCATCACTTGCTTGTCTGTATGTAACGCCAAGCATTACACGTTTATCCACATAGTAGTTTGACCGAACAACAAAGGTGTATCTAGGGTCAAGTACATCTACAGTAAAAGGACTTTCGGTTTTATCAGCGTTTATGTCAACATAGGTATAACCCACGCCACAAATCTCTACAAATCGTCCAAGTGCTTGTGTTTTAGACTTAATATTTTGCGTTTCGTAGTAATCGTTAAGCCGTGCAATGGCTTCTGCCTTTCCAGTTTCCTCTCCACGCTGAACAAGGGTTATCGGGTAGCCCCATTTGAACCCTAAGTTAAACTCTGTAATCTCGTTTGCCACGTTATCAACGCATTCGCAGTTAATATCCGGTCTATAAGACTTTGTTCTAACAATCGGCTGAACGCCTGCATCGTAGTTAAGCAGGAAATTGTAGCGATTGAAGTTTTCTTGATGTCTAGCAAAGGCATCTTTCAGAACTTCGATGATATTCATTTCGTCAATTACCGGAAAGTCGGTAAAAATTTCAATTCTTCCAATCTGCACCTTGCTCACTCCTTTGCTATATAAATCTTCTTCCCGAACTTGTTGTTCTGTCCGGTAGTCTCTCTATCGTGGTTTCTTTTGTGCGAATGTCGTAAATAACTAGCTTTCTACACTTTTGACATTCCGAAAACAAGTTAATGCTTGCCCTACCATCATAAACGCCAACTTTGCGTTTGCATTCGGGGCAATATACCGTAACTGGATTGCCCAACTTTTGCTTCCCCCTTTTTTGTAATACAAAAAGAACCGCCCAACCGGACGGCTCTCTCTGAGAAGGATTGTTTTATGGTTTTTTCGTGTCTTGCACTTTTTCCATCTTAACAATATCATAAATCAAAAGTGACATTCAATGACATTCGGTGACATCTTTATATTCCGAACCATATTTTGTTTCAAATTCGGTTAATGCTTCTCCGTGCAACCGTAAAACTTGCCGTTCAGAGTAACCAATTTCAACTGCAATGTCGGAAAACCCTTTTCTTGCTACATACCGTGAAAATAATATTGCGTAATGGGTTTCTTCTTCCATTTTCTCAATCTGCTCTACGATATGAGCCTTTTTATCCACATATTCGTCAATCATTCGGTCTAGTGCGGTCTGTCGGTCATGGATTTTAGCGTAAGCCGTACCCATTTTGTCGTGATTAGGTGTTGTCTGCACCCTTTCTTCCAGTTTTACCGCCGAAAGTCCGTAAAATAGGACTTTAAGCCTAGTAATTTCCGATATTTTGTTTTCAATCATTCGGTCAAGCCGACTAATTTGCCCCAAATAAGTTTTTGTGTCCATTCCGCACCTCCTATAAAAACCCTTCCATGATGATTGTCTTGCGAATACGGTTTTTTCTCGATACAAACAACGCAAAGTTGGCAAGGCAATCGGGTACATCGTCATTTTTATTCTTTCCTGCTACGGAATAACTAAGCATTTGCCCCATAAACCGTCCGTAGTCACTCTTTGGCGTATAATCTTCCTTCATGCGGAACAAACAGTGCCGTTTTATCCAATCGGAATTGACAATAATTCGGGTTTCCTTGTTCGTTTCGGTTGCTTTGGTGGTTATGTTGCACCGTCCACCCTTTTTATCAACGATTTGGCTTACCTCATGTGCTAATCTGTCACCGCCTGCGTTACTCTCAAACTCACACTGTTGCATATTGTGGTCTACAATTATGTTTGATAACCGTTCATGTTGCATTCCAAAGTCTGAACTATCATCACAAATACAATCCACCATGTAAAAATCATCATCGTATTGGTAAAAACACGGCAAAACCATGTAGTCAATACCTTTCGACTTGGTATCACACACGCCAATAATGGCATCCGGCTCACGGCTAGGCAATGTCGTGTATCTCCGAAGGTCGTCCTCATGGTAAAGCAGACCTTCACGCTCAATCGGCTCGTTTTTGTAAAGGCAACGGTAGGAAATATCATCCATTGCCAACGCTTGGTCGTTAAAAAACTTTGCTGACATACCGTTATACTTGTAATTAAAATTACTTTCGCCAGTTTCGGGGTCAATATCCGGTACTGCAATAAAACGAACACGGTCACTACCCTCATACAAGGTCTTTAACCGTCCAATTACATCGTGAACGCTCCATCTAGTCGCAATGTGTATCTCTTTTACTTGCTCGTTTAACTTACGCTGACGGGCATCTACGGAGTAAATATTCCACAAACTATCCAATCTTGCTTTGTTTAAGGCTTCTTCGATACCACCAATAAGGTCATCGCAGTACAAATAGCGGTTACATCGTACTTTACCGGAGTTTTTAGACCCTACAGAAGTGCATTGTAGTGAATAAAACGGCTTGTACTTGCCAAAATCCAGTTTTTCTGCCTTTGCATTGGTGTCTCTTAGCTTTACATCGGGGAAAATATCACTCCAAAGGTACTCGTCACTTGTAGTTATATCTAAAACACCGTCATAAAACATTCTTGTAATGTCGCTAGAGTGAGAAAAGAACAATGAGTAGTCTGATGGGTGCTTGCCGATTATCCAACTTGCAAAAAACTTCTCTAAAGTGGTTTTTTGAGTGCCGGGCGGCATGGAAATTGACAAATAATCAAGCCTATCGTCCTCTAAATCCTGCATTGCTTGTATTAAACCATGTTTATTTAACTGTTCCATCTTAGGAAAGTAGAATTTATCTTTCTCAACACGGTTCTTTTCAAGATAAAGCAAGTAACTATGAAACAGATACGGTGCTTCTAGCTTTAATAACCCGTACCACTGTTCCAAAATTTCATAACTGACCTTATTTGCGTTGCAATAACTGTCAAGGTCATAAATAGTAACACCGCTTAATTGCCGTGTAAAATCCTCAATAAGCCCCTTTGCCCTCTTAGTCAAGGTTAGTCCATACTCAACGTCTTTCTCGTCCGCTATGGCGGTATTACAAGCGTTACAGTACACCTCTATGGCTTTATCTGTTACGCCGTTCACACTTATGTAATTTTCTAGTCCGGTAACTGCTTCGATTAAATCCTTTGAAGCCATAAGAAAAGCGCACCTCCTTTGTCCGTAAACAAATAAAAATGCGCCACTTCGCAGATACATACCGCCACTTCGGTATGCCTAGAATATTATTTTAAAATCTTTTTGTCAGCAGAAAGAACTTTAAGACCGTTTCCGCTTGTCTTTAACTCAATATCCTTGCCCTTTGACAATTCCTTTGCAATAACCTCGGCTTTTTCGATTATTTGGACTTTAAGGTCTCTTTCCGTCATAAAACACCTCCGCAAAACGCACCATATCGTAATTTTCCCGAATGTAGTCCACACAATCCTTTAATTTGTCATTTAATACCGTATCTGTAGTCGGAATTTCGGGATGGTAGTACGCATGGCAATTCTTTTCAACTCCATTTTTGTATTCCTCATAGTCAAAAACTATGTGTATCAACGGAATTTTGGTTAATTTAGCCGTTTTTCGGTTGTACCACCACTGAATTAGTTTTTTAAACACCTAAATCAACTCCCTTTTCGGTAAAATCGTCCAATTCCGGCTTGTTGTTCATAGTCCAAATCGCACACATCATGTTCCAAACAAAGGCACGGTCATGGTTCTCGTCCGTCCACCCTGCTTTTACTTTCAAGTAATGACGAATACCGCTATCCATGTAGCTTGAAATCGGAATTCCCTTCTTCCAGTTATCTTTACCATACTTCTTCATGCCCTCTGCAAAGTGTCTTGACAGTTCAAGCATGGATTCCGCATCAGACCAACCGTGATTTATGTTAAATACACGAATTGCTTCGTACAGTTCGTCAATATCTGCATTTTCTTTAAAATTCCGTATATGGTAAAGTTCGCCACAATCCATAAACTCTGCCACTTCATCCAACGGCAAAAGAGTTGTATTCCCTTTTGAATCGTCAATATCCCTAACTGCACCGCCCTCAAATTCTCTGCGGTTGCCCGAATCTAAAATTGCCATAAATATACCTCCTAAGAAATCACGGAATGGGCTTTGACACCCAAACCGTGCAGACCGACTTTTACGGTTTTCTTCGTCACGACACGAAGAAAGTTGACACATATTTGAAACACCGACTATAACGGTCGCAACTTCGGAAAGTATACGGTTTGAATCTCACGCTTGTCACCGTACCTTTATCGCACGGCAACCCATGTACGGATGTACTGCAAAATGAATTATAATGTCTTTAGTATATTTTTTTGTTTTCCGCATCTTATGTCTGCAAGCGGTGGTGCAGTCGGGTACTTGCCGAATTTCACGCTGACAACATGGATTTTTCGGCTTCCATACAATCAACGAAATACCCTAATTGCCGCTGTGGCTTTGAAGCCACCACTTGGGGGTAGTGTATGCCCTATCGCATAAGCGGCAACAATGAATGAAAGAAGAAAGAATATGACAAAAATTCATCACGCAAAATCCAACGGCAGGGATTTGAACCCATGTTCACGGAAGGGGTGATTTCCGTTGCTCTGCCGGATATAAGCTACCGTTGGGGAACTGGGGTAGAAGGATTCGAACCTTCGGGTGTGGCGGTCAAAGCACCATGCCTTACCTCTTGGCGATACCCCATTGCTTACTGAGTAATTAACTCCGAGTGCGGCAATGTTAAAATCCAATCGCAAAACTCTCTCCATTCCGGTAATCGGTGGAATCTTCGTTGCGAATAGATGGTTTTTAACTGTCGGTAGTTTGTCGTCATTGCCGCCGTTAAACGGAATCCGCAAGGGTTGGAATACAATAACCGCAAGTAGTCGGTTGGGTCTTTGCTCGCATTGTATCGGTCTTTTAACTCGTTCATAATGCCGATGATACGCTTGTCAACGTACTCGATATACTGACCGTCCAACTCAAATTTGCTAATGCGGTGCATAGTGGATTGGCTACTTACGATGTCGAAGAAATGATACCGTTCTGCTTCTGTCCATGCTTTTACCGTAAAGGTTAAATCAAACTGCACGATGATACCGCAAAGGAAATTGTCGTGTCCTTCGCCTTTAGGGGAAGATGCCAAAGTCCGTTGTCTTTCGGTTAAATCCGTGGTGCAATCATCAGTGTTGACCGCCATCGGGTACTTAGATGCTTTTATACTTTCGTCAAATCCGTATACACGGGTATTTGATACTACCATGCTATTACTCCTTAATGTTTTATATGGGGTATATATAATATATTAAATATACTAAGTGCTATAGGCTTTTATTAAGATTAAGGCGTTTTTGTTTTTGGAGAATATTTTTGGGGCTTAGTAGTGTCGTCCGACCGTCCACATACAACCCCTACACCCCTTTTTTGTCCGTCTGTCCTGCCGGAACTTTTTTCCGTGGTGTAAATTGCGATTATTGCGCTAAACTAAAGTTTCACGCAATTTTGAAACGATACCCAAAACGGCTAAAACCCTTTATTCATGCGGTTTGTAGCGTTTTACTGTCATTTTGCGCTATCAGATGCACCGTAAAAAACTACTGTTTTCCGTCTGTCACGGACAGAACATTCAGCTTTTTCATATCCTCCAACAACTCCGAACTGCTCCGAACTTGGCTTATCTGCGCTTGCGTTTGCACTGGTGCGGTCTCTGCCATACCATCCACAGCTTTACAGAGGAATATCATTCCAACGTTGCCGGATGCCGCCCCTTTGTACCTTCCTAACGCACATTCAGCTTGCCATTTTTTGACCGTGTCGGAACGTGAAGAGCCTAGTTTAACACATATATCATTACTTCTACACTCTCCATTTAACCAACTATATAACGTATCCCTATGAACTCCTATAAGTAAAGCGTATTCCTCTATAGTAGGCTTTTGCATATACTTATATACTAAGTCGGTATATATATCCCATATATTATTTAATATATTAATATCGGCATACATATCCTTGGTAAATCCCATATGCCTATTGATATACTTAATCATTCCAGTGAAACAATTAGAGTTTGGAGTAGAGAGTGCGGATGCATCCGGCAAACTGTCGATATACTCTTGAGCGTAAACGTATATATCATCCTCAAATACTTCTACACCATTTCCGGCTTTCGTGCTTGTGTCTTGCATCTCCGTTTCCCTCCTTCCTCGGAACAAACAAAAAAGGACAAATAAACCATGC